TTTGCATTAATAACAATCAAGAATAGTAATATAATATATACATATACTATTCAAGATTCAGACTGATAGCACCTTTGTAATTCAAGTAGGGCATCAAAAAGGTTTATGGGCAGCTAGTCCTTAAAGCGGCCATAAATCTTAGTGATGAATATATCACGAGTTATGAGTTTAAGGAACTAACTTTAGTTCCCACAAGAACAGACCTAGGATTCAGGAGGTCTGAAAGAGTAGATAATGAGCAAACCTGAAAAGCTCATTATTTTCTTCTTCTCAAATAATTTACCTAATATAGGTTGTAGGTCGGAGTCGACCCAGCAACATTTACATTAGCAACCATTGGAGGTATTGAAATAAAACAGGATAAATCACCGTCATCTGCCATAGATCTATAAATATTATGTATAGCATATGTGGGAATGCCAGGCGTAGTAACCGAGGCAGGAAGATTTATTTGTAATACACCTTGAGTAACTCCAGCAACATTAACTGTTTGCTGTGCTCCAAAACTAGTTCCAGATTGGTCTGTAGTAGTATCAGAAACGTTACGTCCAAGAGTAGGACAATACTGTGGTATTTCTAGTGTTACAACATTGTTCAATGAAACTTGTTGCAACGAAAGTGAAGTGTTGTTGTAGGGAGGGAACCCTGCAACGTTTCCATTATTGAAAGGAAGACTTGTAGTAGTGGGAAGTGATGAACTCGTAGTTAAATAAGTTTGACACGTCTGAGAAAGAGGATTTTGATTAGTTACAGGAACCAAACCCATATTTAATACATCTCTAATTCTAACACCACCACGCCATATAGCATAACAAGAGGCTACCACACCAACCATATCTGCAAAGTAATAGTTAGTAGGAGGAGTTATGTTTAAGATTGGAATGGCATCTACTCTCAAATATATAGAAGGATTATTCAAAGAAAAGGATCCACCTTTAGCATTAGGTCTCAATTGAGTAAATCTTTTGAGCAATGCGCGATATGAAGATACTTTATCACCGATACAAACAGAAGAAAATACTGTAGGGTCAGCGTTTATCTTAGAATTTCCTACTGTAGTGCTTATGATCTTATTGTCATTTGGGAGATCTGATTGTGGTACAAATTGTGTTGGAGTATATTCAAAAGCTGCTGGAATAGCAACTTCGAAATCATCCCCGGCACAGATCTCTGACAATATAGTCACAGAGGCGGAAACAGAAGCAGGAGCAACAAGAGGATCTACGACATCTATCACTAATCTTCCAATACTACCATTATAAGGAGTGAAAGGATTTCTTGCTATATAAGGAACAACTATCTCTACTTCAGCTGTATCTCTAATATCTACAATAGTACGATTTACATAAACGGGATTACCATAATAACCAAATTCATCCGAGGGATAAAAGGCAAAAGATAATCTACCACTATGAAATTCTGTTTTAACTATCTTAAATCTATACTTAAGCGACCCGCGCCAGTACTGAAATTGTGCAGCTATAAAAGAAACAGGAGGAAAGTGCAAAGCACCTCCTAGAGCCATTGGTACATAAGGTTGAACAGTATAGAAGGTTAAATTACCTACTACACTTGTCTCAGACCAAGTAAAAGTATTAAAATTCGCATATTTTCTAGCAAGATAAGAAAAATCCATTTCATCATATGCTTTACCGCTTAATCCATTAAGGATTGTCACACCCGGTTTCGAGATTAGAGCCATTGATCTGGCATCTGAATCCCCATCGATCAGTGCGTGTGATGGAGCATTTAAAATGGTCATTTTAGTTAAAGATTCACCTTGTGTAGGTTTAGAATATCCAAACACGACAGCTGCTTTAGAAAGTCTATCTGATACCCATGAAACTGAACGAGCATAAGACGAAAGCAGTGGAATTTGTTCAAATTCTTTAAAACCTCTAGCAAAGGCTCCCATCATTCCTGAGATAGGGCCATTAGCTTTATTGGTTACTTCTTTATCTGGTATGGAAGATTGTGCAGAAGCTGCACCTATCAATTTAACATCATGGAAAGAAACATATACTGTATAACTAGCGGATGTAGATCCCGTGGGAGCAACGAGTGGAGAGTAAGGATACAAATTAATGTAACCCAAACTCGACACATCGCCAGGTCCAAGGATACTATTCAAAGGCCAGAAATTGGCTACAGAAACAAAAGGTACTTCCAGCACTGCTGAAGTATCTCTTGATATATCAATCTCTACATGAGGAACAGTAGTTCTTTGTACAATAGAACCCATCATCATATTATTTCTAGCAATGTTTTTAAAATTACTGGTCGTGGAAATAGCTCCAGCAAGAGGTACCCATCCTAAAATGTAGCGCCCTTGTTGGAAACGATTACCATTAACTTTCAAAGTAAATCTCATTGTCATTCTTATTCCGAAATACCCAGCTACTTTTTGAGTCCATACTGCGCCTTGCGCAGAAGTAAAAGCAGAAAGAGGCATTGAAAAAGAATTAAAGAAAGAATATGTGTCGGAAGTACTAAAAACTCCTGATTGGAGGACAATAGGTTTAGCAAGATAATCGATAATAGATTGTTGTGTTGATTGCGTGTCTGACATTTGTATAATTGTATTATCTACGGAAATATTCTGACTCGTATCATGTACAACTACAGCCCTATCATCGACAAATTGTGTAGTTCCTGACACTATTGTTTGTCCACTCTCCACTGTAATAGCGGAAGTTTCAACAACGGTCTTCGTAACAGCACCATTACCATTAGGATTCTGAGGTAAGGTGCCAGTATTGATATTTTGATCTATGGATATCGTACCATAATTTTCGGAATTTGTTGTAGCAAGTCGATTTACAATACCATGGTGACTTATTCATAGTAAGGTTGAGTTATCCTATTTGGATGAGAGGAATGCTCTCGTGCTGTTTGATTAGTATCCCTAAATAGGGCAGCACACTCTCTATGATAGCTTTGTATATGCATACCGTAACTCAATAATACACATTGCATGATCACATCATCGAGTTGGCTTTGGACCGAAGGACAGTTATACTGTGCCCTAGACAGTCTTCCTCATCTCAGGGGAAGAAAGAACATTATTTATTACTCGCGTTCTACGAATGATCTACCTGTTATTATACTCGGTATAAGTATGTTAGTTTAAAGACTTAACAAGGTCATAATTGTTTATTTAATAATTGTAATCTATATTCAGAGTATCTTTCAATGCTCTTCTATAGTCTGAACTAGGCCACTTGGAGGGGGTCATGCCTTCAAAATGAGATAATCTCAAATTATCAAGTGCTTTATACCAAAAATTATACTTGTCTTCACCATGTAAGGCAAATTCACGCAAAGCGTTAGTAATATTATCTAAGGTAATAGTATCTCCTTGAAGACCCTTCTTTGTCCAGTTTAACATTCCCATCATGGACTCTTCCCTAAGCGGGGCGGTCCATCTACATGAAATTTTACAATATTTAAATCTTCTTTTAAGAAATTCTACTTCAGTAAGTTTTCTAAATGAAACTGTAGCTTTTTCCTTCATCTCATTGGTATAAGTCATACCACAATTCTTCATCAATGAAGGCATAGTTAATTCATTAAACAATTCTCTATAGTCTTTTGAAACATTATATAAATGATCATCACCCAGACCCACAAAATATACATTATTATTAAATTGTGATACGGGATAACCACATTCTTGCCAACACACTCTAATCTGTAAATTATTATAAATAGTGTTTATCAAAGCAGTAAGAGAACATCCACTAGGGAGAGAGTTGAACCACTCAAAAATCTCCTCGTCGAATACATGTCGGGAATTTACAATCTCTGCAAAAAGCATAACTCTTATTTGATTGTCTTCTTCTTCTTCAGGACCATACCATTGAAGAATTATCCAGAGAACAGCCATATGCATTGAAACTTTTTGATGTCCATCGTAATGAGTATAATCTCCAGCACCCACGCTTGGTTCCCCGTCATTATGCTTTTGGAGATACCTAGCGAGCGCATCCCAATCACTAGAATAAGGATTAGCTCCCAAAGCAGAACCTATTTTTGTGTTCAGCCCAAAGTACATATCAATAAAAGCACCGAAGTACATCCGCATCAATATTTGTAATATCCAAGGGGCTCCAGAAAACATTCGAGTTTTACCCATAAGAACTTTGACTTTACTTCTGGTCTCATCTTTCAAACAGTCTGTATAGATGAAGAAAGGCCGGACTCTTTTCGCATATTTATCCAAATGTTCTTGAACTACAGTAGCAATTCGTTCTTCGAATTTGGATATGAGCATAGGGTCACCTGTTTCTTTCGCCTGGTAATATAACTTCTTTAAATTTTCAACACTACGAGTATTGTATGGAAATCCTGGACTAGTACTCGGAGCCATTCCATTAACATTACCAAAAGATACCATGGCTTGTTTCATAGGTATGACTCTTCTCGAAGCCCAAGGAGTAGTATCATGTTCTCTAATAAGATCATAATAAGACTCAGCAGCAGATTCTACATGTTCCTGTTTTAAAGGAATAGTATCAATACTATAAGCTTCTAAAGCTTTCTTCTTTGGACTAATCTTCTCGCCTGTTTGATAGTCAACAAAATCTCGTAATTTAGCAGGCATATCTTCTACTATATCATAAGGTGAAGGAAGTTTTCCGTAGAGTTTTGATCTTCTTATTTCTGATGCATACACTGTATTCGGGGCAATTCCTGGAGAAAATTTCGCCACGGGAAAGAGTCCTGATTGAGCAACAATTTCATCAAAGTATTCTACTGTATCGGGAATTTCTTCATCTTCAAATGTTATTAATTTCTCCATCTTATCTTTACAAGCTTCAAGCATGCGATCAAAATATTCTTGTGTAAGAATGTTAGAAAAACCATCTGTTTTTGTTCCAGCTACATGCATACCAATGACACACCTATTGGAAAACTTGGTACTATCAATGAATAACATCGAACCACAATCTCCCGAAGATACACTAGCAGTATAAGTAAAACCTGAACCTAAAGCATACATTCCAATAGGATCCCATGTAGAATAAATAAACGTGGGCTCACTTAAGAACTTAGCTTTGAATTGGGCTTGTCTCATAATAAAAGAATTGTCCATAAGATGTGAAGATCCTATCAAACTTGAAGAAAATCCACCAGTATTTCGCATGGACTTAACATCATCTTCCTTAACAAGAAAACGATACATTCCAATAGCATTAGGATTTGCGCTAGGCATGTGAAAAATCATATTATCATTATCACATGACTCATCAGTCACATTGAATTTCATCAGAATATCACATACAAAGTTCTTATAATACACTTTTCTGGCAGGATTTACTAGCATTAAGTATACTTTCTTAGTTTCATCAGCTTCCAATATTTCATTCATCAGATAAGTGAAATGAAATGGAGCCGTAAAATAGTTACCTTTCAGATTCCAAGCATGTCCTAGACGGGTATATTTGTCATGATCATCTTTGGGCCATACTATATAGGCAACGAAGAAAGATTTATTCATAATATTCGCTTTCACATCTGCCAGAGAGTCTCTTGATGCATTTATAAAGTCACTAGATATTAATTTCGGTATTTCTCGCATCTCAATGTCTTTTATATTGAGACCATGAGATACAAAACTAGGTTCGACTTTCTTCTCGGACAACTTAAATTTTTGAACATTTCTTAATGTTTGTTTGGAAACTTTTATACCTACTCTTCTTGAATCTAAAGATTGAGCATTGGGTTCAACTAAAGCTGAAAAGGCTTTGGTTAAATATTTCAAGAATACGAATACACCAATACCCATGGCTATAAAGAAAATTTTATTATCTGATATATATTTGAGAAACCTTTTAAATGGTTTCTAAAAATACGTCTTAAAGTTTCTTTTAAACATACTTGATTCTAATATAGGTAAGTAATCAAAAGTAATCGGATCAACGCCCAAAGCTATATAAGTTGAAAAAGACAAATTTACCAAGCGCCAAAATTCCACGGGATCATTTTGAACCAAGAATATGGAATTTCTTGACTCTTCATTAATTCCAAAGAGATGTCTCTTTAAATTTTCATAATCATGATCATAAAATATAGCTCTCCCATATAAATTCAAACACTCCCAATACTCGTTCTCATGTTGGAAACGAGCTTGTGGGTTTAAAAAGAGAAAGTCTACAAATCTTGACCAAGCAACGTCTTTTGTACTAACACTGGAAGGTCTAATGGTCTCATCTGTATCACTATCTGATTCGTCTGAAAAATCATCTCTAGAAACTCCGCTGTCGATAGACGATTGGGCAGTCATTATATTGACACTTCCAGGAACTTCGAAACTGTCTCTAAACAGATGAGAATATATATCTCTAACAGGATCTTCAGCTATTTCTCTAGACAATTCATCAATGAAAGAAGCTGTAGTTGATCTATTTACATAAAAATGTTTAATTCTTTGTCTGTGTTCAACTATTATCATTTTAACAACATTCTTAAGAGACATTTTTCCCATTTCTACAACCTTGTTTGCTCTCTTCAAAGTAACATATAAATCCCAAAAGTCATTGGGAATTGCCGAAATGTTTGCATTAGTATCAACGACACCTTCCTGCCAATCAAGAGCATACATAGGTAAAGAGGCCTCATTTAAGGTACCATCATCATTACAATATTTTCTATTTATAAGAGTCTTGATTTCTATATTGAAGCGTCTAAAGATTGCTTTCGGATCATTTACTGAGGCAATATTTTCTGGTTTGGATATATTTGAAGTCATTAAAACAAAAGGCGATCTGAAATATTTACTATTTTTCGAATTAACTTCTGCTAGAGGAAGACAATAAGGAGCACTGTTTATCATAGATTTAATCTTCAATGCTTCAGATTCCGTATCAGAGATACCATCTCTCTTTTGGAAAATATCATCAAAGTAAGTAATCCAAGATTTATAATTATATTTGTCATAAAACTTATCAGTGGGTACAACATACATGAAATTGTCTGGTTTTTCTTTGAATTCATCTCTCCAATCGGAAGGGATCGTTTGGTGAGCTATAAGAACACCCAATCTCCTCATTAAAACAGACTTCATACATCCTGGAACCCCAGTTATAAAAACTCCCACAGGTTCTACTCTATCTCCCGAAAGAGAAGAAAATTGTGCTAACATAGCATTTCTACATTTTTCCAAATCTCTTAAGGATTGTTGCACTGTGGAAAATTCATAAGATTTTCTATCCAAAGTTTTATATATTTTTATACTATTTTCTCTAAAAGTATTATACACAATTTCATTGTGTTCAGAATTTAACCTTTTACCCGCATAACATTCGGAAATAAAGAGCTGAACTTCATCTCGAAAATCTTTTACATCATCGTCTTTGACAACATCTACATGAAAGTAATCAGAGAGAGTGTCATTTTTAATAACAGTAGTAAAGAATTCACTTAATCTTGTTGAAGCAAACAAAATAACAGCAGTCATATTAGATTTTTGGACATCATTGAACTTGAGCAGAGTATTCAATGTGGAAAGAAGCTTATCTCTAGGTCTGAAACCTATACCCGTTCCCAAAACAGTAAGTAATAAGGGAGTTAGGAAAGTTTCTGAATCCAAGAAAGATTGTGCTTGTATAGGTTCCATCATAATTTCTTCATTGTTTTCATCAACATCCAACTTCTCTTCCTCTTTGGAGATAGAATCAGAGAGATTATTCCAAGCATTATAAAAAGTTTCAATACCTTTCATTGCTACAGAATTTGTAAGCATATAAGCAACTGAGAAAGTCAAAATTGCGAATACTAATCTTCTAGAACCTAGATCTCTTCGGGCAAGAAAAATAAGTATAGTAACAGGTAACAAAACATGAATAGTATGAGTGCTAAACAACATTTTAAAACCCGTATTTAAGTTGGGTAACCAACTATCACTCTTTTTCTCATCTGGAGAATTAAGAGTATTAGCTGATAATTTTTGTGCCAGGCTCTCTAAAAAGGGAACCTGATGTTGATGTTGAATTACAAAAGGCAAGTTACCTTGAGCTCTTGGAATATCTTCCTTGTTTGAGACTAAGTCTCTATTTCGTTCTGTATCAAATTCAATCTCTACTGGTTCAGGAGAACCGTTATAACGATTACCTCTTTGATCTTCCCATACTTCCGCAACATATCCTGGTTGGTTAACATCAAGATCGTTGAGGATAATGGGGAATTCATTATCATTTTCTTTAGCTTTTTTCCACTCTTTATATTCATTAAGAATACCGGTGGAAGAACATCTCATCACAAAATCGAGAGCTACTAATTGTTCACGCTCTGGAGCTTGTGATATCCTAACAAAATTTTCATTTTTAATACTTTCAACATTTTTATCGTGGACACGGCCAGTGGTTTTTGTTTTCATCATATTGCATTAGGCGTTTTATTAGGGTTTTTCTCATCTACCCACTAAAGGGTGATTTTATCTGATTTACAAGGAGCATCGTACGATTTGAAATACGAATAATCAAACTCCTTGGGGAAAGAATACATAGATTCCCACTAGACTGAAAAAGTATCAGTTTACATTTTTGAATTAACTCTAAAAATGAGTAATTTCTTTTTGGTTATATTTTTGTGATTATTTTATAACTATTTTGGTTTTATTTTTATTGTTTTTGCTAATTAAAGCTTAAGTTTGTAATTTATCCTAATTACTAAAAGGGGTTCATCTTCTTTTAAGCATAAAAGTCAGGGAAAATGGTCCAATAGTCTTACGTGAGAGGACTGCTCATAATCAAGTACCAATGTACGAAGGGATCAATAGTCAAGCAAGGTTTCACGAATATCGTTCAAAGATATTTTGCAATAATTCGCAGTAAAGATGTACATACATCGCAGTAGTATGACCGTCCAGGAAATATCCTGCACAATAAGCGCT